TATCCCAATATTGATGAACTGGTGGCTGATGCTGAGCGGAATCGCGATCCCTATTATGATCGTGCTGAAGGCAATGCTTACTATCGTGGCCGTGAAGCTGAGCAAAACTATCAACGATTGAAACAAATACAACGTGTGATTCAAGGCTTGAACGAAAGCCTGCAAACAGTAAAAGAATTCAATCCGTTTAGCAAAAAAAAAGTAGCCGCGCCAGCATCAACTGCTGACTCTCAAGCAGCTGGTGGCATGAAATTTGATCTCATGGGTCGACCCTACAAACCTGTGCCTGTTACTGCTGAACCAGAACCGGTAACAGAACCGGTAGCAAAGTCAGTGGGCACTGCAATGCCCATTAATCCATATCAGATTCCAATCTCTAACACAAACCCAACTCCAGCAAAACCAGCAGTGACACCAAACACTGCTATGACCACTGTTAACCCACCCAAATTCAATACTGGCGCACCTTACACTGCTCCTGATGATGATTCTGAATTACAAACAATACCTGCACCAGCACAGTTGACCGGACCTGCCCCTGTAAAAAGAATTGGAACAAATTATAGAGATGATGTAACTGATGTTGTTGCTAGAGCACCTACTGTCAAGCGAGCGGCAGCAGCCAATATACCGGCATTGCCAGCACCAGCAGCGTCGGTCACTCCCAATTACGGCAAAAGTGTTGCTGATTACAGTAACACCACAATGAATGCCCCAACAGTTTCAGTGCCTGGTACCAGAAGCATGCAACCCGCAAACATGATGCCAAAAATTGCAACTGCCGCACCACCAGTAGAAAGAAACAACAGCGATGTATTTCAAGCATTAACAGGATTGGGTTTTAACAAAAAAGAAGCCAAGGCTGCAATAAAACAACTGCCGCCTAATATCAGCACCAAGGATGCTATCTTTCGAGCACTTCAGCTTCTTGGTAAATCAACAACCACAGAGTCCTTGACCTGGAGCCGAAATTTTGATCCTGGACGCAGTCTATATCGTATAATGAAAAAAGAATATTAAGAACACACTACCTTAGGACCGTGTGGCCCGGCTGCTGGGCGACAAAAGCGATTCGCTACCGTGATTGTCAAAGTGAGCAAATTTTCTTTGACAAATCAAATTTCTGTGTTATACTTGTGTTTTAGGAGTACACATGGATACCAAAACATTCAACGGCGAACAAAAGATCAAACTTACCCAAATCATCAACGAAGGCATGCAGGTCATGCACGAGATTGATACACTACAAGGTGGCTTGACTGACACCATCAAGGCCGTGGCAGAAGAATTAGAAATCAAACCTGCTGTGTTGAAAAAAGCCATTAGAGTGGCACACAAGGCCGAGTTTGGCAAGACCAAACAGGATCAAGAGCTGTTGGAAACAATTCTTGAAACCGTGGGCAAGACGCTATAAATATTGCTTTCAACAGCAACGAGTCGTTCACGTCACGAACATGTAGCAAGGCCGGTCCGGCCACAAACGGAGATACATGAGTTATATTGATGCACTATTTGATCGTGAACACGATCGCATTCACGTGGTAGAACGCCGAGACGGCCAAAGACAATACAGGGAATACCCTGCCAATTATGTTTTCTACTACGACGACCCCCGAGGCAAGTTTCAAAGCATCTATGGCACACCGGTGTCAAGATTCAGCACCCGCAACAACAAAGAGTTCCGCAAGGAAGTTCGAGCACAAAGCGGCCGCCAGATCTACGAATCGGATATCAATCCCATATTTCGTTGCTTTGAAGAAAACTACAAAGATCAAGACGCCCCTGTACTGCACACAGCGTTCTTTGACATTGAAGTTGCATTTGATGCTGTACGTGGATTCTCGCCTGTGGAAGATCCTTTCAATCCCATCACTGCCATATCGGTATATTTGAATTGGTTGGGGCAACTGATCACACTTGTGGTGGCACCACGCCACATGAGTGAGGAGACTGCTCGTGAGATCTGCGCGGAATTTGAAAACACCGTGTTGTGTGAGTCTGAATCAGAAATGTTGAAGATGTTTTTGGATCTCATAGATGATGCAGACATTCTCAGTGGTTGGAACTCAGAAGGCTATGACATACCCTACACCATAAACCGTATCACACGAGTGCTCAGCCGAGACGACACCCGACGTTTTTGTTTGTGGGGACAGTTTCCCAAGAAGCGTATGTTTGAACGTTTTGGTGCTGAGAATGAAACTTATGACTTGGTGGGTCGTGTGCATATGGACTATATGCAACTGTATCGCAAGTACACTTATGAAGAGCGGCACAGTTATTCATTGGATGCCATTGCCGAATACGAACTAGGCGAGCGCAAGACACAGTTTGAAGGCACACTGGATCAGTTGTACAATCAACACTTTCGAACCTTTATTGAATACAACCGGCAAGATACCTTGCTGTTGGACAAACTAGATCGAAAACTACGCTTCTTGGAACTGGCCAGCGAACTGGCACATGCCAACACAGTGCTGTTGGCCACCACAATGGGCGCTGTGGCAGTGACCGAACAGGCCATCATAAACGAAGCACATGAACGTGGCATGGTTGTGCCCAATCGCAAACAGCGACTCACCGACGAGGACACACAGGCTGCAGGTGCCTATGTGGCATACCCTCGCAAGGGCATACACGAATGGATTGGTAGCATAGACATCAACAGTCTATATCCCAGTGCAATTCGTGCCTTGAACATGGGGCCAGAAACCATTATAGGCCAACTGAGACCGGTGATGACTGACCGATACATCAAAGAAAAAATGGCCAAGGGTGCCAGCTTTGCGGCAGCATGGGAAGGTTTGTTTGCCAGTCTAGAATACACTGCTGTGATGGAACAGCAACGTGGCACTGAGATCACCATAGACTGGCAGTCAGGAGAAGAGACTGTACACTCAGGCGCTGAAATTTGGTACATGTTGTTTGATTCAAATCAGCCTTGGATTTTAAGTGCAAATGGCACCATATTCACCTACGAAAAGAAAGGTGTTATTCCTGGCTTGTTGGAACGCTGGTACGCAGAACGTAAAGAAATGCAGGCCAAGAAAAAGGAGGCCAAAGATGCCAAAGAGATTGCTTTCTGGGACAAACGTCAGTTGGTTAAAAAGATTAACCTCAACAGTTTGTATGGCGCTATTCTTAATCCTGGTTGTAGGTTTTTTGACAAGCGAATTGGCCAATCCACAACCCTTACTGGTCGGAGCATTGCCAAGCACATGGATGCGCACCTGAATGAGTGCATCACAGGTGAGTATGATCATGTGGGTCGGGCAGTTATCTATGGTGACACAGACTCATGCTACTTCTCAGCATGGCCTGTGCTCAAACAAGAAGTTGCCGAAGGACGCATGGAGTGGTCAAAGGAAATCTGTATCCAGTTATACGACTCAATTGCTGACCAAGTGAACGATTCATTCCCAGCGTTCATGGAACGTGCTTTTCATTGTCCTAGAGACATGGGCGAATTGATCCGGGCCGGACGTGAAACAGTGGCCGATCGTGGCTTGTTTATCACCAAGAAACGCTATGCTGTCAACGCCATTGACATTGAAAACAAACGCCTGGATGTGAACGGTGCTATTGGCAAGACCAAGGCCACTGGCCTGGATTTGAAACGATCAGACACACCCAAAGTTATTCAAGACTTCTTGTTGGAAATTCTAAATCGAGTGCTGGCCGGTGCCGAACGTGATGAAATTATCGAGCGTGTGCGTGAGTTCAAGTATGAATTCAAAGAGCGTCCGGGCTGGGAAAAAGGCTCACCCAAGCGTGTGAACAACTTGACCAAGTATGGCAAGGAAGAAGAACGCCTGGGCAAAGCCAATATGCCTGGGCATGTGCGAGCGGCCTTGAACTGGAACAACTTGCGGCGAATGAATTCAGACAACTACAGTATGCAGGTGGTTGACGGCATGAAGACCATTGTGTGCAAACTCAAGAGCAACGCACTAGGCTGGACGTCGATTGGTTATCCCACCGATGAAATGCATTTGCCACAATGGTTCAAAGACTTGCCGTTTGATGACACAGAAATGGAAGCCACTGTGGTGGATCAAAAGATCGACAACTTGTTGGGTGTGTTGGAATGGGACCTGACTGCGGCCACCAACACAGAAAATACATTTACATCACTATTCTCATTTGAATGAAACTAGACCAACTGCTTGATTATCTAAATTTGTTGAACAGCAAAGAACATGATCCTGACTATGACATAGTCATGAAAAAGTTTTGGGCCAGGGCACACATGGTGTCTCATCATGCTGTGCAATTCAATTCACTGTCTATAGATTTCAAAGACTCTGTGGTCGCTGTACAACGTGCATTTGAACAAGTGGATCAAGCAGTTGATTCAATCAAAGATCATGTTGTTCGCATGATTACAGAACTAGAGCCCGAGTATTATGAACAGAGTGAAATATTGTACCGATCAGGAATGATTACTGATTCCAATGAAGCCATACTGGGTCGTGCATTACAAATTGACAATACCAGCAATATTTTGTTGAGATCACATTTGAAAAATCTAACTGACTGGCGCACGCCTGGCATGATAATTCGTCCCGGCACCAGCGGATTCATTGAAGATTTGGTAGCACTAGATCCATTGTATTTGGTAGATCACAACCAGGAGTTGTTGCAACCAGCCATGGGTGCTTGTACTCCTGAATATCAAAGACGCCTGAGACCTTACAGCATAAACGATTACATTGATGAAAACCCACTGTGGCAGTTGCCCACCAATCAATTTGGGTTGATACTTGCATGGAATTATTTCAACTACAAGCCACTTGCTGTGATACATCGTTATTTGGTTGACATGTACAGTAAACTCAGGCCCGGCGGAGTGGCCATATTCAGCTACAATGATTGTGATCGAGGTCACGGAGCAGCATTGGCCGAACGAAACTTCATGTGCTATACTCCTGGTAGAGCAATAAAATCTCATGTGACTGAAATGGGATTTGAAATTTTGTTTGAGCATCATGGAGAAGGTGATGTGGCCTGGTTGGAAATCAAAAAACCTGGAGAGATACAGAGCATTCGAGGTGGTCAGGCCCTGGCCAAAATAGTTGCACATCAGTAAAAAAATCTATATAATCATACAACATAGGAGTACACATGAGAGATTATCTTAAAGACTTGGTAGAACACACACATGATCTTGGCTGCATTGACTTGGTCAAGATCACAGGAGATGACAAAAGCACAGCCATTGTGGGTGTGGCTGAAGATTTGAGTGTGGTGCTGGAAGGCACATTCAAAGCACCCTTGGCAGAATTTGCCGGCACATTTGGCATGCCCAACTTGAACAAGTTGAAAATCTTGTTGAACTTGCAAGAGTACAAAGAGGATGCCAAACTCACACTGAGCAAAAAAGCCACTGGTGCACCTGATGGCATTGAGTTTGAAAATGCACACGGTGATTTCCGCAACAACTATCGTTTCATGGCCGCAGAGATTGTGAACGACAAGCTGAAAACACCCAAGTTCAAAGGTGTGACCTGGCACATTGAATTTGAACCCACAGTGGCTGCCATTCAGCGATTGCGCATGCAGGCACAGGCCAATGCTGAACAACCCAACTTTCAGGCCCGAACTGAAAATGGCGATCTAAAGTTTTTCTTTGGTGATCACTCGACACACGCTGGTAACTTTGTGTTCCAAGCCGGTGTCACTGGACAGCTAAAACGCACTTGGTCATGGCCAGTCATACAGTTTATCAACATCATGGCCTTGACCGGGGACAAAACCGTTCGCATCAGTGATGACGGTGCCGCACAAATCACAGTGGATTCAGGTGTGGCTGTTTACAACTATATTTTGCCAGCACAAAGCAAGTGATTGAACACCCGCCAGACATCAGAGGTTTGATCTGTATTGATCTTTGGGAGAGAGACTCAAATGAAAACATCATGGATCCCATGGTGATCAATTGGTTACAAAGCCTGCCTGAAAAGTTATCGCAATATCAGTTTCTCAGCATTATAAATGCATGCTATTTTACCAAGATAGATTTTGATGATATCAGTATCAAAAATACCATGCGTTCCTACAACTGGCATCAATTTGATAAAGACATCATGATGGAACTGATTAGAAATTGTGGTACCTGTACCTTGTCACAAGTTATTCATGACAAGGTGTTTGGCCCAAACAATACATTTGCATTGTGGTCTATCAACAGCTTTGTCAAGCATTGTACTCGACGAGTACCGCATGTGAAAGATTGGTTGGTAATAGGTAACCGTTGGCAAGAGTGTGTGCATCAACGCAGACTTGGACTTAAAAACTTATGTCGAGTGCCAGGTCACAATTTTTACGGAACAGATTGGGGATTCATGAAAGAAAACACCATTGGCAAAACAGCCACACAAATAGATTTTGAACAAGATTTTCTTGCTTGGGACAAGGTTGGCAACGACCTTTACAAACTACGGTCATGCTATGTCTCAAGATAATCTAACTGCCAAACAAAATGACTATGCTGTGTTCTTGCCAGCCATATCAGGCTTTTATGCCACATTTGTGGGTAGACAACGCAACGAGCAGTATGTGGACCCTGCAAGATTTCCTGCAGGACTCACTGACATGGAACAGTTGAATTGGCTCAACAGCCAACAAGCCATGTTTCCATATCGTTGGAGTCTGTATTCAGCTGGTCATGCCAACTTGGATTTAAACAAACAAGACTGGTCAGAAGACATGGTTCGATCACGTGAACCTGGTACATTTTTACTGGGCGACTCGGGTGGATTCCAGATTGCCAAAGGTCTGTGGGAAGGCGACTGGAAAGCCAATTCGGGTTGTGCCAAGGCACAGAAGAAACGTGCGGCTGTGTTGACATGGTTGGACAACCTTGCTGATTATGGCATGATCCTTGACATTCCCACCTGGGTCATTCATGACAAAAAAGCTGGCCGAGCCTGCGGTATTACCACACTACAAGAAGCTGTGGATGCCACCAAGTTCAACAATGAATACTTCATGAAGCATCGCCGAGGTAAAAACAACGGTGGTGCTCGATTTTTAAATGTGTTGCAAGGTGATGGACATACATCAGCTGAAGAATGGTATCAGCTCATGAAACAATACTGCGATCCTGCACAGTACCCAGACACGCACTTTGATGGCTGGGCCATGGGTGGACAAAACATGTGTGACGTGCATTTGATATTGAAAAGATTGATTGCACTCAAGTATGATGGGTTGTTACAAGAAGGTGTACATGACTGGATGCACTTCTTGGGCACCTCAAAGTTGGAATGGGCTGTGCTACTCACCGTGATTCAAAGAGCAGTTAGAAAATACGCTAACCCCGCATTCACTATCTCCTTTGATTGTGCCAGCCCATTCCTCGCCACAGCCAACGGTCAAGTGTACTATCAGATTGATACCACACACAATGAAAAGTGGAGTTACAGAATGAGTCCCATCGTGGATGACAAAAAGTATGCCACTGACACCAGACCCTATGGGGCAACTGCTGTGGCAGAAGGTTGGGTACCGTGCTTTGATGAATCCCCCATAAGCCAAACATTGGCGTTGAAAGATATCTGCATCTACAAACCTGGCGACCTAAATAAAAATGGCAAGGAAGGCAAAACATCCTGGGACAGTTTCTCATATGCTTTGCTCATGGGTCACAATGTTTGGACACACATCGAAGCAGTACAACGTGCCAATCGTGACTTTGATTCAGGCACATGGCCCTACATGATGTGGTATGAAAACGGAGACCATGCCAAGTTTGTGGACATTGTGGAAGCCATATTTGCCGCGCCCACACGTGAGGAGTCAGAAGCCATTATTGAACATTATGATCTTTACTGGATGGAGATTGTGGGCACACGTGGACACAAAGGTAAAAAAGCCAAAAACTCACGCACACAATTTTTTGCCTTGTTTGATTATGAACAAACTGAACAAGAAGATTTTGATGCAACACAATTGGACCAACTGGAGGCCACAGTATGAATAGAACAGGACATGATGATGTCAACTTCTTTACCGGAACTGAAGTAGAACGCACACCAGCATTTGGTAGGCGCACATTGTTTGTTGTGGGTGTGCAGCCAGTGGACGCAATTGCAGCCAAAATGGCAGGTTGTGAGCACATATTCTTTGGTGCCAATCACAGTTTTGATCCCAAAAACGCACTGGAATGGCAACGATGGGAAAGCATGATCACATACTTTTTGGCACGTGGTTACTTGTGTACCTTGGACATTCCCATCACAGCCGTGGAGCAGTTCAATGACGGTGGCCTATGTGACTACCGCAATTTTATTCCGCAGATTCGAGTAAGTGTACCGTATACAAAACTGTGGAATTATAATACAATGTTAAAAATAGATGACAAGGACTTTGACGCTACCAATCCCGGCGTCTGGTGCCACAGTCTACACAGCCTAATGAGCCGTGAGACTTTTACTAGTTGGGATGACTACAAGGAAGATCAACCACTATGAAATGGTTAGACAACTGGATATTGAAACGTGCCAAGCGCATTAGACAACGCAATGAAACAATATCATCAATAGATAAATTATCAACTGGTCTCTCTAATAGCAACGACGATCGACCCAGTATTGGCAGTATTGGCAGTATTGGCAGTAGCCGGCACAGAATGAACTTCACTGTGTATCGTGCCAATGGTGGTGTATTGGTAGAAATCAACAGATATGATGAACGCAAAGACCAACATCACTGTGAGTTGCACATTGTACATCCAGATGAAAATCTTGGTGAGGCCTTGGGCAAGATTGTAACATTTGAAAGTTTAAAATCATGAATCAAGAACAACGTGAAGTAGCCGACCGTGTGATGGCCAAAGCACAAAGACAAATTTGGATCACTTGGCAAAAGGAAGGTATTCATAAATATCCCGCTGCCTTGACAGATCCTGCACTTGCTGATGTACAATTTCTTGGTTATCCTCATCGTCACATGTTTCATTTCCGGGTGTGGATTGATGTGTTCCACAACGACCGGGACCTGGAGTTCATCCAATTCAAACGCTGGTGCGAATCGCTGTATCATGGTCAAGGTGCTGTTCTAAGTCTCGATCACAAAAGTTGTGAGATGATGGCAGATGACCTATATATACAGATAGCTTCACGCTATCCAGGACGTCGGGTGCATATTGAAGTGTCGGAAGACGGCGAAAATGGCGCACTGATCAAGTACGAATTAACTCAACCCCTCAACAACATTGTCATCTAAGGAGAACAACATGGCAAGACCCACCTTTAAACCCAACCCCCGTGTGACAGAGATTTTTGACGACTTGGAAGTATTCCAAGAGTTCTGTCAAGACTATGGATACCGCTACAACGAAGCGGATCTATACAACTTCAAAACCTATGCCTGGCAACAGTTCAGCAAGTGGCATGCTGGCAAGTATGCCAAGAACATGTGGGACGAAGACACTCGTCGTTTTGCAGGACATCGCAATGCGTAAGCTATATTACATGGGTCTTGAAAGTTATGAGGCTCGTTATACCCTGCAACTCACCGAGTGGAATCGGCGTGTGTTTGAACGCCGTGGGCTTGATGTGGTTTATGTGCCAGGCTTGACTCTTGACAACAGTCAAAAGATTGTTGTGGGACAGGTGTTGGATGCACATGGTCGCAGTTACTTTGGCATGAGCCAGATGATGAATCTGGTCAGACTCATGCAACAAGGTGAAGTAACTGCGGAAGATGTTGTCTACTTTGAAGACATGTTCCAGCCCGGCTTTGAAAGTCTTGGCTACATTATCAATCAAGTTCCTGCAGAACTGCGTCCTCGCATCTTTGTGCGCTGTCTAGCACAGGCCATTGACCCAGATGACTTTGTGCATGTATGGGGCATGGGCAAATGGATGATGGACTATGAACGCATGGTCAATGACATTGTGTCTATCTCTGGTGGTGCTGTGCTGGCCACAAACGAAGAGATGGTCATGTTCATGAAGGTAGCAGGTTGGACTGCTCCTGTCTACAACATCAGCGGTTTGGCATTTGGCAAGGCGGAAGTGCTGGAACGCATTGGCGGTGTCAGCAATATCCAACCATTTGAGGATCGACCCAGCCGAGTGGGCTTTGCCGCACGTTTTGACCAAGAGAAGCAACCGGGTTTCTTCATGGACTTGATTGACATGTTCCATGATCAATACCCAGTAGTTGTGGAGTTCTGCATCTATTCTGGTGGTGAATTGCGTAGCAACAATCCTGAATACATTGCTAGAGCCAGGGCCATGGAAGCAGCCGGCAAACTCAAAATCTACGACAACATCAGCAAGAACGAATACTATGCGCATCTTAACAATACTCGTGTTCTGTTCAATTGTGCGTTACAAGATTGGGTGTCTAACACAGTCAGTGAAGCCGATACACTGGGCTGTAATGTGTTATATCCTGCTTATCGCAGTTTCCCTGAAACTTTTGCCAATGATCCCAACCGGCTTTATGTTCCTTGGTCAATAGATGATGCCTACCACAAACTGCAAAATCTCCTGCAAGCACCGCATCACAACATGGGCTTGATCTCAGACTGGAACAATGGCACAGTTGATCGTGTGATAGACATCATGAATGGCACAGGCGAGCAATGGCGGCGTAACGACAATAGATATCGTGATCACACTGCCGAAGCCAAGTATCACGTGGTAAAGGTTGAATCATGAGCACTGTAGTTGTCACAGGCGTGTCTGGCTACATTGGTGGCCAAACTGCACTGCTGTTGAAAGATGCAGGTGAACGTGTGATTGGCATTGATCGCCGTCCCTTGCCTGAGCATTTGAAAAATGTGTGTGATCAGTTTGTGCAAGAAGACTTTGCCAGCAAACATGCACTCAGTATCATTGTACAAGAACGCCCTGACGCCATTGTACATTGTGCAGGCACCAGCTTGGTTGGGCCCAGTGTAACCGACCCAGCCGAATACTATCAAAACAACGTTGTAAACACACTTGAGTTGCTGGAACTGGTCCGCAGGGCCATGCCAAGAACCAAGTTTATTTTTAGTAGCAGTGCTGCCACCTATGGCGAACCTGTGATGTTGCCTGTACACGAAGTTGATCCTGCTGAACCTGTGTCACCATATGGGCAGAGCAAACTCATGGTGGACATGATGTTGGAATCATATCATCGTGCATATGGTATCAACTATGTGAGTTTTCGTTACTTCAATGCTTGCGGTGCTGACCCCCGGGGCCGACATGGTCAAGAGTCTGGTGGAACACATCTTATTTCTAGAGTTTTAGAAAGCACAAGAGATGATGGGCAGTTTAGAATCTACGGCGATGATTATCCCACACCTGATGGCTCATGTGTGCGTGACTATGTGCATGTGGATGACATAGCAAGAGCACACAGCTTGGCCATTTACCATGACGTTCCCTCGGGTGTTTACAATCTTGGATCCAGCCAAGGGCACAGTGTGAAACAAGTGATGGAACGTGCAAGAACCATCATTGGCAAAATGCCATTCATTGGCGTAGAACCTCGCCGTGCTGGTGATCCTCCTGTGCTCACAGCCAGTAGTGCCAAGTTTGACATGGTTGCAGGTGCGTGGCGTCATTATGAACTGGATGACATGATCCGACATGCCTGGGCATGGTACAATAGAAAAACGCCTTGATATATGAAATATCGTATTGATCATGTTGTGCCCACCTGGTGCGATGATGATTATAAAAATTTGCACTATGAATATCTACCGCACAAAGATCAAGCCATGGTAGATCGTTGGATTCATGATGGATATCACCACATGAATCTCAATGGTGCTGTTGTAAATGAGAAAAATACTATCCCTGCCTGGGCCAAGACAATACTGCAAAAATTAAATTGGCAAGAACCAGGTGTTAATTTATACCGAATGAACACTGGTGACATTTTGCCAATGCATTCAGATCATTATATAACATACCAAAAAATTCATGGTATCACTGATCCTTCGACCATATGGAGATGTGTGGTGTTCTTGGAGGATTGGAAAAGTGGACATTATTTTGAAATTGACAAGTCCCCTGTGACTCATTGGCGGGCCGGTGATTGTGTGGTTTGGAATTACAACATACCACACATGGCAGCCAATATTGGTATTGAGCCAAGATACACCATGCAGATAACTGGTATAGTATGTTGACTTTTGATACATTGTTTGATTTTGAGCAGGCCTTGGCCGACTACACTGGTGCTCCATATGTGGTTCTCACCGACGGCTGCACCCATGCCATAGAACTTTCCATGCTATGGTACAGCATCAAATCTTGTTCATTCTCGGCCTACACCTATCTCAGTGTTCCACTGACACTGAGCATGCTGGGCATTGACTACACGCTGTTAGATGAGCAGTGGACCGGCGAATATTGTTTTTATGGAACCAATATCTGGGACAGTGCCCGCAGGTTGGAACCAAACATGTACAGGTCTGGTCAAGTGCAGTGTCTTAGTTTTGGCAACGGCAAACCTTTAGAATTGGGCAGAGTTGGAGCCATATTGCTTGATGATCAAGAAGCATACATGGGCATGAGTCGAATGCGTAGTGATGGTCGAGATTTGCGCATATCTCCTTGGACTCTGCAACAAAATTTTGGTCGAGGATTTCATTATTGTCCCAGTCTTGAACATTGTGCCAAGGGATTGGAATTATTGCCGCTGGTACAACCACAATGCCAAGCGGCCACCTATCCTGATTGTAGAAAAATTTCCATAGTGACTTGACATCACGATCTAAATAGTGTACAATTGCGCACTGGAGTAAACATGCAAGAAAAGAATTTATCACAGGTAATTAGAGAGCAAATGAAAGCTCGTGGCCAACGTTTTTGGGCCAACGACAATGTCAGTGACTACATGAGCGAGGCTGTGAAAGAAAAACTCATAGAAGAAGCCGCAGTAGCCTTTGAAGGAGTGCTAGACGCACTGTTAATCGATCGCGAAACTGATCCCAACTCAAAGGGCACAGCACGGCGGCTGGCCAAGATGTATTTCAACGAAGTAATGGCAGGAAGATATGAATCAGCACCAGATTGCACAGCTTTTCCAAATGACTCTGCAGACCGCTACGAAGGCATGCTCGTGGTTCGTAGCGAGTTACGTTCCATGTGTTCTCATCATCACCAGCCTGTCACTGGGGTTGCCTACATCGGTATCATTGCCGCTAATAAACTTATTGGCTTATCTAAGTATACTAGAATAGCACAATGGTGTAGTCGACGCGGCACACTACAGGAAGAGCTGTGCATTGACATAGCCAATGAAATCATGGCAGCCACTGCATCACAAGATGTTGGCGTGTACATACAGGCCACGCATGGCTGCTGTGAGAAT